CAGCAGCCGTCTCTAAAGAATCTCCTTATATAGCAGAGTATTAAATTGACAACTTTTCAGTCCTACCGCAACACGGCAAGCGGAACGATATGCTTAATATATGTGAAATAGCAGGTTTTATAGAATTGAAAAGAGTGAGTGATGCTTCTGATAACACGAAGTACAAGAAATTTGGTGAAGACTTTTTGATAGTGAGGGATTGAAAGATGATTTATATTATGAGTTGAGGTCGTCTTTTAAATACGACGGTGAGGTAGCCAAGTGGTATAAGGATCATGAGAAAGAAGCCTGGTATGATTTGCGCGAGGACGAGGAGGGTATTCTCTATATTGCTGTTGGCGATAATGATGGCCTGAAATTTATTGGATATATAGATCATATCACAGTTGATTATGAAGGCTATGAGATCAATATTTATGGAGGATGGAGTAAAGACAATTACATTTTTGGATTCTGGATTGATCCAGACGGCGGCATCCTTCGAGCTTCTGACGAAGAGCGCGGCTCTCGCTTTTATGACGACTTAGAAAATTCACATGAATATTATTCTAAGCAGGAATATACTTTGAAGTCCGCTCTTGATGATTTGATTGCTCACAGTGACGATTATCAGAATCCGGATAATGAGGAGGAAGAGTAACTACAATATTTTATAGACAATATGGAAAAAGACCAAATAATTTATGACAAGCGTAAAGCCATGGGCGAGAGCATCCGCGCGATGCGCACCGCCCAAGGCTGGGAGCAGGAGCAGCTCGCCCTGATTGCGGGCATCACCACCGCCAATGTCCGCAGAGTGGAAGCTGGCAAGTATGCCGTGAACATTGACGTGCTCAACAAGATTGCAGGAGCACTGGGCGCAGAGCTGAGAATGATTGAAAAGTAAAAGAGTAAAGTTGAAAGGATACTGCGTATGCAGCAGCCATTTCCCGAGAATAACCTTTCTATACAACATAAAATTATTATTACAACTTGAATAAAAAATTGCAGAAATGAAATACAAACTAACAGATGAGACTAAGAATTTAGACGAAGTGATTCTTCACAGAATAGAGTGCGTCGAGGCATTTGCTGATGTGAAAATTGGCGACAAGGGCGGTTGGATAGAAAAAGAAAGCAACCTATCTCAGGCAGATGATGCGTGGGTATATGAAGATGCGAAGGTGCATGGCAACGCAAGGGTGTTTGACAAAGCAGAGGTGTGGGGCTATGCAGAGGTATGTGACAATGCGAAGGTGTTTGGCAAAGCAAAGGTGTTTGGCAAAGCTCTGGTTTATGGCGCCGCAAAGGTGTTTGACAAAGCTCTGGTTTATGGCACCGCAGAGGTGTTTGGCAATGCAGAGGTGTTTGGCAATGCAGAGTTGCATGGCAACACAGAGGTAAGAACTTATATTTCAAAAACGCCTGATTGTTCAACTTTGAACTTCTTTGAGAAAACAGTGAAGAGTAATGGCAATATTGACTTGAACGAAATAAGTTGGAAGCAGCTCATTGCTCTCCTGAATGCCTGGAACAGCGACTTCGCAAAGAAAGAGAACGCATCATTCTCCGAGATGGTGAAGCGTTGCTACAAGCCAATCCATTGGCACGAGGAAGCGAACATCATCTATTTGCATAAAGACAATCGGCGAACCACAATAATCTCTTACACCTTTTTCCACTTTGACGAAGAAGAAGATAAACTAATACATGCTTTGCTTACAAAGCAATTTAAGTAAAGAGTATCTTTGTTATAGTAAGTTTTTTTAATTACAAGTTTCAGCCCTCGGCATCACGGTTAAGTCATAAGATATGTTAAGAATAGATGAGATAGCAGGTTTTAATAAATTGAAAAGCGTAAACAGTTCGCCTGATAAAACGGAATACAAGAAGTTTGGTGAAGACCTTTTCGATAGCGAGATATTAGAACATCGTTTATATTATTATCTGTGGTCGTCTTTTAAATACGACGGCGAGGTGTCCAAGTGGTACAAGAATCACGAGGACGAAGCATGGTATGATTTGCGCGAGGACGAGAAAGGAATTCTTTATATTGCTGTTGGTGATAATGATGGTCTAAAGTTTATAGGATATATTGACCATGTTACTGTTGATTATGATGGTTTTGAAATCAATATCTATGGAGGCTGGAGTAAAGACGATTATATCTTTGGCTTCTGTATAGATCCTGACGGAGGTATACTTAGAGCCTCTGAGGATGAACGCAGTTTCGACTTCTATGATGATTTAGAAAGCGATGAAGCCTATTATCCCAAAAAGGGTTATACTCTAAAATCTGCTATTGATGACCTTGTGAGCAACAGCGACAAATATCAGAATACTTGTGATGAGGAAGACGAGGAGGAATAAAAAAAGCCCGACCTAAGCCGGGCTACGCAAGACCATTGGTCTCGAATCTACGATAGTAGAAATTAGCTCTTTGTGAGTGTTTAATCCACAGTCGGAGCTTTTCCATCAACGGAAGTCGTGTTTTTTTTCAATTCCATAAAGGTTCGATTAAAATCTTCCGAAGACGGTGCAAATTTAAAAAATATAATTATACAAAACAAGGTTTATTCTGAATATTAACATTTTTTATTTTTATTATTATGGCGAATAATGTAAAACTAAGAGATTTCAAACATCAGGTGGAGTACACAGTATATTTCACCTTCACCAACAATAAAGGAGAGGAAACCACATTAACAGTCTGTCGCGGAATCCGCCAGACACCTGGCAGAGCACACGCTTTTCAATATTGGCAATGTCAAATCGACATCGAGGGCCGCCAATTAGACCACAACATCGTGTCCTCGTGCGGTCCAGTCTCCGACGAAGAGGGTAACTTGTATCTCGAAGGCGAACATCCAGTATTCTATTGCAATACCACAGATGGCACACGTCTTGCCATCACCATCCCTGCCGACATAGCAACTTTGGCACACGAGTTTATCCATTCCGAAACGTCTCATGAATCACTTTTTTAAACAATCGAAAGAAATGAATCTTACAGTCAAAAATAAAAAAAACACAAAAACCGCAGGCCGTCCTGCAATAGAGGGGCGTCGCCGCCAATATGTTATAGCTGACGATGCGCACAAATGGATCATGGCGCATGGCGGCGGCAAGTATATTACCGAGACCATTCGCACCATCATGGCTGTGTCTCTCGAACTGAAACAAAATCACTAAACGGCAAAACAATAATAATTCCATTTTAATACTTTATAAAATATGAAAAAAATTGAGACTTTTGAAGACTACCGCGCATGCGTTGACGAAGTGAAGGTGCATGATTTTAGATATTTCTCACTGAATCTCCCGATTATTAGTGATGAGGAATACGACACAATGTATTTTGCCTTGCAGGAGTATGAGGACGCTCATCCTGATGAGGTTTTGAAAGACTCGCCTACTCAGCAGTGCTACAGCGAGAATGGCAACGGCAAGCGCACCGTGGCACGTCGCGCAGCTTGTCTGTCGATGAAGAAGGTGCATGATGCCAAATCTGTAGTGAAGTACCTGAGAGCACAACAGCGAGCTGCCAACATCAGCAGCAAGGGCGCAAAGGTCTCTGTGGAGTGGAAGTTCGACGGCGAGACAGTTAGCCTGGTATATCGTCGCGGAATGCTCTCAGAGGCCACCTACGGCCACGGTAAGGAGCTTTACGGCATAGACTGCCTGGAGCATATCAAGCACGTTCAGGGCGTACCATGCCAGTTGGCTGCATGGAATGAGTACGACCGCGTGGAGGTGCGAGGTGAGGTAATTATCTCGCTTGAAGAGTTTGTACGTTATAGCAAAGCTGGCAAATCACCAAGATCCACGAGCAACGGCATCATGGCCAAGAAGGTGGCTATTTCTTCGGAGTGCAAGCGTCTGGAGTTTCACCCATTTCGGCTGATTATGGACGGTGTGGTAAGACATGCGGCTGCAATGGAGGCTCTTGAGCGTAACGGCTTCAAAACTTCGGGCTTCGTGGCAGATTTCGACCTTGGCAAGATGGATGAAGAGTTGGAACAGGACATTGAGAGTATTGTATGCGCTGCCGAGTTAGACCGTGAAAATCTGCCCTACCCTACAGACGGACTTGTGTTCAAGTTTGACAATTACGACTATTACGACCGCATAGGACAGACCGACCACGACGCTAAGTATAACTGTGCATTTAAGTTCCGTCCGGTGTTTACGGCCGTTACCACATATCGCGGACATCATACCACGATAGGCGAAAAAACTGGCAAGGTGACGTATGTGGCCGACTTCGACGAAGTGGAAATGAATGGCCATCGTTTCGTCCATGCCAATTGCGGAAGCGCCCGCACGTTCCTTCAAAAGAATCTCACTCCAGGCTGCCAGATTGAGGTCAGTCTGCATGGCGATGTTATCGTATGCGTTGATGGAAAGATTGAATCGCCTGATGCCTCTCACATCGAAGTTCCCTCCATGGAAGACGCAATCATCCCAGATGAGATTGCTCCCTCTATAGAGTCTGAGATTATTCACAGTCCCGAAACGGAAGCTCAGCACCATTACTCGCAAGCAGGTGAGCAAAGTTTAAATGTGAACGACAAAGACAAAACAGCGCGCACAAGAAAAAAATCATCCCACATAGCACAAAAAATTATCGCTTACACATTGATGACATTCTTTTTCGCAGGAGCAGGCTTTCTTCTGTTCTCCCTTTTTGGCGCAGCATTTTTCATCCTGCCTTTATTGTGCGGAGCATTCAGCAAGTAAAGAGTATATACCATTTCCCCCCATCACTAAAGTATTTTCATACGTTTGTATTTTCATACGTTTATACGTTTATATGTTTATAGATACATAGGTACTTACATTTGTATCTACGTATCTGCCTATTTATATTCATATATACTTAAATACTTATCAACATATTTATCTATTTATGTATCTATGTACATATCTACATAGATAAATATTAAATTTATGCAATATTATTTTGTAAGATGAATTATAATTCTTAAATTTGCAACATAATCAAAACAACTTGCGAAACTTGAATACACAATAAAACAGGCTAAGACACCGCACCATAGCGATCTCTTTATAATACATACCTACATTCATACGTTTGTACGTTCATACGTTTATACGTACATTCATACGTTTGTATTTACGTAAGTACAAATTATCAACATTTTAATATTCTCAAAAAATATGGAAAGACTCAGAGAAGTTCTCGCCTTTGTAAATCACAAAGGCGGAGTAGGTAAGACAACTACAGTACAGAGTTTGGCAGCAGGGCTGCGCCTTGTGGGGAAAGGGAAGTTTGGCGAGGATGCCGACGGACGCAAGCGTTTGCCTCGTGTGCTCATCATCGACCTCGACCCACAGGCATGTGCATCGTTCCTCTTCGGATGGAGCGAGATTCAGAACGTCGGCGAGCCTACCGTTTATGATGCACTGGTACAGCAGAGCAATCTGCCCGTTTATCAGGTACGTGATGGCATTTACCTTGCTCCGGCATCTTCACAACTTATATCCATCGACCCATTCTTAAACCAGAGAGCAATGCCACGCAAGGCTCTTTATAAGTTGCTTGCAAAACCGCTGAACGAGTTGCTCGGCACCGAACTGGCAGACGAGGGCGTAACAACCGTTACGGAAGCTTTCGACTACGTGCTGATAGACTGTCCTGCCATGTCGTTGCTCACGTACAACGCTCTGACAGCAGCCACAAGCGTAGTTCTGCCCGTGCAACTCGAAGTGTTGGCGACAAAAGGTATTGCCGAGATTATCAATGCCATCGAGGAAACGCGTGAGGATCTGAATCCTGACCTTGACATTCGTGGCCTTCTGATGGTGATGAGCAACGACCAGACCAATGCCACCAAGGAGTTTAAGGCATACTTAGGCGAGAAGTACCAAGACTATATGTTTGACGCATACACACGCCGAGACACAAAGATGGTGGAAGCCCAGGCGATGCGCAAGGACATCTTCGAGTATGCCAGATATTGCAGGGTAGGGCAGGACTACGAAAGATTCACGAAAGAGATAATCAATAGTTTTAACTTTTAACACTTTTAATAACGTGGCAAGAGAAATGACCAAGAAGACCAAGCGTTTCGCGCTTGAGAACTCAGACGCTATCGATGAGAACGAGCGCATATTGGAGGCTGGCAGTCAGCAGCGCAGAGAAAACAGAGAGAACAAGGATGAGAAGGCAGAGCAAGAGCCAGTGTCGGGCAAGGACAAGCCTACAACGGACACACAAGCACCATCTACTCCTGTTGCTGAACAATCAGCTCCCACTTATAGTTCCGACATCATGCAGAACGCTCGCAAGCTTAAGGGCAAAAAGACTGAGAACGGTATCGTTGTCAACGTACCTATGGAAGACTATATGCAATTGACAATGATGAAGTTTCAGTCTGGGCGCACGTTAAAAGACCTTGCCCTGCAAGCTATACATGAGTTTGTAGAGAGAAACAAGTGAGGTAAAATCTTACTAAAGTTTTTTACCAGGTCACTACAAAGTGTGCAGTTTTTGGTTTGTAACACCTACGAATTTGTTTACCAACACCTACGGATTAGTTTACGTAAACCTACGTATTTGTTTACCAACTCCTACGTATTTGTTTACCACACCGTAGATAATTGACTGATAATCAACGTGCCCAAAACCTCTTAATATAATATAACTATAAGATATATATTTATCGTTTTTAGAAGAGAATAAAATTATAGTTTATATTATATTATATTAAGGGGTATTGGTTGAATTGAAAATCAACAAGTTAGAGTACACGAAGTAAATAAAAACGTAGGTGTTGGTAAACAAAAACGTAGGAGTTGGTAAATAAATACGTAGGTGTTAGTAAATAAAAACGTAGATTATGGCAAAGAAAGCGAAAAACGAAAACCAAGAAGGCAAACTTCAACTTGCTTTGAACGAATTGCGCTGGATAAACACTCCCGTCAACTACACATCGTATGCTAAAAGCTATACACTCATACAACAGGACGTTATGTTGTTGGTAAGCGGACGGCTGCAAGACCATTTTGCCAAGTTCTTGAATGAACACCGCTATTTGAGCAAAGAACGTCCTAACGGAGGTATCACGAAAGAAGATCTGTTGAAGATGGGACCGATACGTTTGCGTCTGGCTGACTTCGGCATAGATAGCAGTCATTACGATGAGTCGGTGAAGGTGATAAACCAAATGAAAAAAATTGAGTTTCATCTGCCACGTTTCGACCCCGAGACCGGACTTAGAAAAGGTGAGGACTACATGCCTATCTTCAGTAAAATTTTTATCCCCAAGAACTTCACATCACGAGAAGGCGAAGACTTTAACTATTCGGGAGACAGCGAAACAAAGATAGACGAGGACGGACAGGAAGTGCGCAAGTTTAGGCGAGACGGATATGTCGAGGTCACGATAAACATTGAGGTAGCAAAAGCCGTGTTTGATATGACGGACGGATATTTCAATCATCTTGAGCGAATAGCCTATTTCTGCAATTCGGCTTACACGTCACGTCTTTATCTGTTGCTGATGAAGTATGCGAGCAAAGGACAGATGCACCCTGTTATAGATTATCGTGAGTTAAAAGAAGCGTTGGGAATGTTCAAGGTAGACGTTGAGAAGAGCGACGACATTCAACCTGCAAAGGTTGTGACAACTGAGAAATATCAGAAATTCTCGCAGTTCCGCAAACAGGTGTTAGACGTAGCATGTGGCGATATGGCAAGGCTGTGCGAGGAAAACAAGATTGAAATTATGCTTGCTTGTACCGACCCCGACAAAAAAGGCTATGAGCCTATTTATAGAGGAAGCGCAAAACGAGGTAATCCTGAAAAGATAAAATTTCACATCAAACGCACTCCGTTAGGTGTGGCGCGTGAACAGGAGCTGCATCGTGGTCCATCTGAAAAGCGACTATGCGCTAAGTTGATGTCACTATATCCTACGCTCGACGAAGAGAGACTCAGGTCCTTGTTTGCTGACGTTCCTGAAGACCTCTGGAATGATTTTAAGTCCTATGCCTACAATGGACTACCCCAAGCCGTAGAGCAACCGCATAGATGGGATGGCACGACGGAAGATTTCGTATTATACGTTATGCAACAATGGCTAAAACAGCATGAGCCTAAGAAGGCAGTGCAGCAGGTGCTTGCTTTTGCCGATGCCGATGAAGGGGTAGCCGATGGCAAGGAGCAGTGGCAAGAGTTCTTGGCTAAGTATGAGGGCGTACATGCTCTCTTTATGCCAGGGATGGAGTTTGAGTCGTATGCCGATGGGGTATTGACGCTGTTGGCTACCCCCGCATTCATAGAGGTGTTTAATAAGGCTGTGTGCGAGGGTTCCATCCAAGCAAAAGCCGAGATGTATAACGTACTGACGGAGTGTTTCGGTAGGGAAATACAGGTAAAGTTCAAAAGTTCTTTATAGTGAGCTAAGCTTTATGAGATATTTTTTTACACCGCTTACCCAGTCCCAAGGGTAGGCGGTGTTTTTAGCTATGTCCTGTTGATGTCAGCGGCTTTGAATATCTTTGCAAGCATAAATCAATGAGACGAAAATAACATGGGAACAATCAAATCTGTTATTTTATGGCTTGTGGCTGTAATCACGCTTGCGAGCTGCACTGCTTCACGCAAGGTGGAGCAGGGGAGTAGCGAACAGAGTTTTGATAGTGTCGTAGCCATCGTTAAGGACAGTGTTGTGAAGTCGGAGACTTCTATGGATAGTACTGTCAGTTCTACCACTACTGAGCAGTTTACCACCAGCACCATGGCCGACAAGGGCAGCAACGAAGAGACTATTACCGAGCGTGTGACTGAGAGTGTGGATGCGTCTGGCAACAAGACCACCACCACCGACCGAACCATACACCGCAAGGGCGACTATGAGCGCAATGCCACATACGAGGCACGACTGAAGTATCAGGAAGAGACTATATCACGAATGCAGTACACTATAGACAGTCTTGTACTGCACAACAAACTGGACGTTGGTACCCACTGGGCAAAGAAGGACAGCACGAATGTGACGAAGGAGAAGAATACGGATGATATAAAACCAACATCAACTTCTAATCTAATCGCAATCTTTTTGTTCTGGATAGTTGCTGTTGGAATTTGTACATGGCTTTACTATAAACGATAGAAGGCATGAGCAGAAAGAAACAAGACATAATAGAAAACACCGAGCAGCCGGAAGTTACCTTACAGGACTTTGTTATTCCATCCAAGATTGTAGCGTTTTGCAATAAGTATAAACCCGCCGACCATTGGAGCGAGGATTGCGATGTTTTTACCGACTATCAGCTTCGCTCCTACTTCAAGGCAGTGGTGTGCGAACTTGGCGACCCTCTCTCATTATACCTTGATGCCTTGAGCGCAAAAGGTTTTCACATGGTAGACGACGAGTGTGGCGAACCTGTGATATATTGCCGCTTGAAATGATTTGCCTGTATATTTTATAAACATAATTTGCTAAAGAATGAAAAAACCTCGTTTCTATTACAAGACGCCTTCCGATTCCGAAACAGGCCAGATGCTGACTGAGTTTTTTGACAGATGCAAGGCTGCGGAAGATCAAGCGTGCCAATGGGCCAAACAGCAAGGCGCATCACATTATTACGAATCGCCCAATGGCATGGCTGGTGGGGTTTCAGGCGTTGAGTTCGGCTGCGCCTCACGAAAAGAAGGATGGGAAAAAATCACCCTTCGCGATGGCAATGCCATGTTCGTTCCTGTAGAGGGTAGCTCGCTCGCTCAGCAGATGTCTGCCCTGCCTGTTGTGAACGAAATGGACCTTGTGCGCATATTCCGTTTCCTCCCTTCGTCTAATGGAGGTGACAGCATGCTTTCGTTCACATTCGGCGACAAGACGCCTGTCATGTTCCTGCATCAAGGTTTTTGGTATGCTGATATGCCTTACGAGAGCGGGAGAGAGGATGTGATTGCTGTTGGCGAAAAAGAATTTTATAGAAAAAAATACGCCGCTATCAACATGCAGAGTTTTTGATTAAAATATTTCTGTACTTTTTTATATCTGTTAGTTTTTGTTTAGGGAGCAGCCACTTGTCATGACGACAGGTGGCTGTGTTTTCTTCTTCCCATCATCCTGATGTCTGTTTCAATCATGTCCTTTTTCTTCTTCGGCCACAAATCCGTAACCTCGCCTTTTGTCGTCTCTCTCTGCTTGTGAGAGTTTCTCTCGTAGCGTGTTCACCTCTTCCAAAAGCTGCAATAGTTTCTTGTTCTGTTGCTCAATGATGTCAAGATAGCGCATCCTTTCTTCTTTCGAGGTTTCCTCTTCTTGTTCTCGTGCCTTCTTGCCGTTGTCTACCGCTTCTTCTTTGTCCGCACATTGTGTTTTTTGGTCTTTGATGTAAGCAGGCAGATTTGTGACGTAATGTATTTTTGTTCTTGGGTCGCACACTTTTATCCCTACTTTGCGTTGTGAGTCAGGCCATCCTCCAGCTGGCTCTGTCATGGCATCATCGTGTATCGCAGAGAAAATTGATGTGCCATCTGCATTCTCATCAAAGAAAAAGGCTGTGACGGGTACGTTGTATCTGTTGCAGAATTTCATCATTTGTGTAATGGGCATCATCGTGATACCTTCCACCCAATTCTGAAACGTGCGATAATCCGACATGTCTAAATTTTCCAATACTGTGTAACGCTTGATTTTCGGATTTGCCTTGAGCCAGTCTGCAAGAAATCCATAGTTGTAGCAGAAATTGTAATTTTCCATATAATATAAAAGTTTGAAGGTTGATAATTTTATGACTGTCCAAATAATTTAGTGTTAAAAAAGGTTTATCCTTTGGAAACACCAAAATTTAATAATATCTTTGCATACAAATTTAATAATTATATACGGATGAACAAAAATTGCTTTAGTAAAATATTGTCTGGAGGCATTCTTAATGTATCTGATTTGACCTCAGATGAAAAAAAAAGTCTTTTTGCCTTGATGGAAAAATATGGCATGTCTGTTAGCACTGCATACCTTAGATTTTTCGATAAGGGTTTCAAATCATGGGAAATTATTGGAGTCTCAAAAATTAAAAATGATTTTATGGTTCCTTTGGTCAAAAAAGCAGATGCCACTTCTGACACAGCTAACTTTTATGCGCGTATCAGTGCTCTTGGCGAGGGTGTGCGGTTTTGCAATTATATGAAGAGTCTTGACATGAAGTCACAGATGACGGTGCGCTCACGTTTCAAGTCTGAAAATTTTGATGATTGGGAAGTCAAAGGTGTAGCATCCATCATTGATGAGTATATTGAGCAGCATGAACTTAAAAACGCCTGATTTTTTATGCCATCTTACAGCTATTTAGATTTCCCCTATGTACCCAACAGACAAGGCTCCAAGATGAGAGGACGAGTCACGCCCTATGGCTATCTTCATCGCATCGCTTATTCCTTAACGATGAGAGGCGTGGATGACAATACGCCTGCTCTGCTTTTCTATGGAGCCCCTTTCGTATTATTGAGAGATGTGTGTGCCGAACTTCTGCACATGATGGGCGGACGCTTGCACAATCTGGTCATAGACAGGGAGCATTCTTGCAGATGGCGTAATGGCAAATGTTTTTGGCGCTTGGTGATACGCATTGACGGTCTCGACCAGCAGTTCATGTCTCTCGAAGATTTTGTGCTCTTGCTTGTGTCAAAAATCAAAAAAACATGCAACTGCACCATCAAGCGTTATAAACTTGACATATTCATCAATTTGTAGTGACGCCCTTTTGGGCGCCAGGGCTGCATCTGAAAAAAAGACATTTTCATTGTAGGCTTTTTAGTCAAAATAAACGATGTAATAAAAATGTTTTACCATCCAATATTAAACCGCATTGCCAATATAGACCTGCATCTGCTCGTGAAGGCTGCCGATGAGCAGCGCATAGAAGGACAGAGGGCTTGTTTCTGCCCCGTCTGCAAGAGCTTGAATGTGAAGTCTACTCCCCACCTTATCATCTATGAGAATGAGCGCGGTGGTCTGTACGACGGCACTGGCGTAGAAGGCAATCGCATGGCAGAGCATGGAGCCTTGAAATGGAAATGCACACGAACGGGCAAGACAGGCTACGGAGCCATCGAACTGTACGCAGCCAAGATGAACCTTCCAATGCACGGAAATAGTTTGCAACGCATCTGCCAGCGTTTGGTCACTGACGTGTATGGCGATACTGACGAGGTGCACCATGCCTTTCCGGAAGTGTTTGCCAAGATGGACTACCGTACTCAGGCACAGCAGACCATCGAGACATTCGCCTTCATGCCCAAGACCGACTTCTCACCACAGGAACTTGCGGCTCTCGGTTGTGAGGTGACACTCCAGAAAGGTCTGCCTCGCTTCGGCTTCGGCAGCACGTTCACACCCGATATGCTCAACAAAGACTTCCGCATATTCTCCCTGCTGAGCGTCACCCTGCCCGCCGTCGTGCGCAACGGCCAGCATGTGAGCGAGATTATCCATGGCACGCCGTGGAACCCTCTGTTCGTGTGCTTTGCCTCGCAAGTGTGCGGACCGACCCACTCCTACGGATGC